CTCGGCGATCTCTTCCCTGGTGCGGCGTGCCCGGCCCGGTGCAGGCTTGCCGCGCTCGCGGGGCATTACCGTGGTTGGGATGGTCTGCGTGCTCGGCGCCTCGTCGGTCGGCGCGTCGTCGGTCGGCGCGTTGCCCTCCGGATCACGCGGCCCGGGCAAGGGGGTTTTGGCCCCATAGCCGATCGCGTTGCTGCCGCTATAGAGGTTGCGCTGATAGTCACGCAGCTCCGCCATGGGCATGGCGACGGGTACGACGTGGCCAATGAGAGCGGCAAGACCCTGCAGCTCTTCCTTGGACGTCGACCCGGTGTCGAAATTGATGTTTATAGTCATGTCGCTAAGACCTCTCTGATGGCCGCCCATTTCCTCATGAGCAGCGTCTGGAGCGCTTCGTCGATCGACCCTTCGAGCGCAGCGACACGGACGAGCGCTTGGCGCGTCTGCTGCGTGTTTGTGATGCGAAGGGACATTTGCTTCATCTGCGCCGGCTGCATGGCCGTCTCGACGAACAGGAGATTGGCGGCGGCGCTGAGATCGATGGCCTCGCCGGCTGCCGCGATCTGGCCTAGAAAGACATGCGTCTTCGGGTCGGTCGAGAATTGCTCGACGGCCTTTTGTCTGTTTTGTAGGTCGACAGAACCATCAAAACCAACAACACCGACGCGCGAAAGCCCTTCCGCCAGGATATCGCCGACCTCCTTGTGCCAATAGGCAAGGACGATTTTGTCGAGCCCGCATTCGAATTCCTCGAGCACGGCCTTGACGACGGCCTTCGCCTTGATGGCGCCCGTGATCCGTCGCAATGGGCCGAGATGCATTTCAAGCTCTTTGGTGTTGCCTTCCTGCGCCGCCGTCAGGATCGCGGAGCGGTCCAAGTCCTTCTCGGCTTCGCGCAGCATGGCCGGCGAGACGGTCAGTGGCAGCGTGTCGTAGATGGGCTCGAGAATGCCGACATCCTGCTGTGTCCGGCGCAGCATGAAATCGCCGATCCTGGCGCGAAGCTCGGGCAGGTTCCGGCCACCGACCACCACGGGGATCTTGCGGAAATTCGAAATCTTCTTCATCCGCACGACGCAGTAGCGGTGCAGGAAGGTCTGGTATTTCGTGACGTCCGGCCAACCCTTGCCGGTATCAGCCAGCAGGCACTCGGGCCGCAAGGACCGCAGCATCGGGTAAAGGTCGTTCGGCGCGTTCGGCATCGGCGTGCCCGTCAACGGCCAGACCCGCTCGCCGGCCTTGCGGACCAGCGCGGTCGCAGCGTCGACAGTCTGGCCATCGTTCAGGAAATTGCCATAGGCAGCCTGCGTGCGCTTCGTCTCTATCGATTTGGCGTAATGGCTCTCGTCGAGAATGACGCGGTCCCATTGACGGGCGAGCAGGGCGGCACGGGTGTTGGCCTCGGTGATGCCGGACCAGCTGACGATGGCCACGAGAGGGCCATCAGTCAGCCGGCCGGGGAGCACGCAAATGGTCCGCCCGAACGTGCTCCAATCAGAGAATGCTTTCTTCCAGATCGCCCGTCCAGAGGCGGTGGTGACGACCAAGATACGTGCTTCGAGGTTCAGGTCGGCCGCCATGATCGCGGCGCCGGATTTCCCAACCCTGGGCTCGTCTGCCAGCAGGGCGGATTTCCGGCCTGCCAGGAAAAGCGCTCCTGTGATTTGATGGGAATGGGGTGTCAGCACGTTGGAAACTCCGGAAAGACAGGCAAGTCAGGAAAGCAAAATCAGGCTGATGTTTGTTGGTTACACCATACAAAACCAACTTTCAAGGCGTAGAAAGACGCGCGATCTCCCGATCGATATACCACCGGGCCTTTTTCAGGTCTTCGAGCTCGTCGCCCTTCTCGCCGGCCCGCCAGATGTATTTCATGGCATTGCCGCGGCAGAAGTTCATATGCTCGGTGATCTGGATGCACTCGACGCCCGACGGATGGCCGGTGTAGTGGGCAGGATGGTTGATCGGATCCGGTTCTGGCACATAAAAGCCATTGGCTTTTAACTCTTCGTCATTCATTTGGCTTGGATCGTTGTGCAGCATTGGCGACGTTTTGCGTCTCTCCTGCTCCGCGCGCAGCGCATCCAACTCCTGTTCTATCTCTGAACGGGTCAACTCACGCGGCTCCCTGACGCCATCGGATAAAGCGTGCTCGAATATCAAGGCCGCCGCGCCCGGTAGGAGGCCAGAAGTATGCTCCATGACCGCTCTGGCCGTCTCAGCGAGAAGCCTTTCCTTTGCCGCGTCTACAATAGCTTTTTGCGTGGACGTAAACCTGGCCTTCGTCTTGCGGTTGTTTTGCGTCGCTTCTCCCACCGCGGCTTTCAGGCGCCGTTCCATGGCGAGTTTGCTGTAAGGTTGAACGATATCTAGGGGGTGGGCCAGCGTTGGGTCAGTGTGGTGAGTGCCGTCGGGGCGCCACGTGTACTGCGTTTTCTTATACGCTGATTTGTGCCCCAGCACGGTGAAGCCTTCAGCCGAAGGGTTGTTCATGCGTGTTACTGTCACGACAGTGCCGTCGCGCGATATGTGCTTCCCCAGGTTGCGTATTGTGTAGGGCGGAAGCTGGGACCACATTTGCTTCTTTTCTATAAGATTGAGGGGGTGGGACAGCCCCTGACCGTCGTACTGGCCGTAATCGTCAAAATTAATCGTTTCACCCCACAGGTCGAAAAGCCCGTACCGATCCAGATGATCCTTAAACTTTCCCATTGTCATCCCCGGGCTGTCGTTCATGACAATACGACCGTACCACTCATAGATGGGGCAGTCCGCGTTTGGCCGGTGCTTGACTATGTGCACGGTGATACCGCCTAAAGTCCCATAGACGCCAAGACCGGTGATCTTAAAATCGTTCACGCGAATAGCTCCAATTCGATAGGTTTCACTGTGACCCACAGGCCAGGCTTGTCGCCGTAGCGCTTCTCCATGCTGGTCTTGACGATCTGGCTGTCGTCGACCCACACAACGAGATTGAGCGCGTCCAGCATCTTCATGATATTGTCCATGTCCGGCTTCTTCGTCGGCCATTCCGTGCCCTCGCGGGCAGCTTTCTGGCGCTTCTGCGGCCACGACCCGGTGATCGGCACCACGATCTTGAGATCGACGTCGAGCGGCCCCGACAGCGGCGCCAGATCGCCCATGACTTCCTTCGCGGCGTACTTGAGCGCGGCCTCGTAGGACCGCGTCTTTTCGGGCGTGTAGAAGTGGCCGTCTTTTGTGCCGCGGGGCCTCTCCTTGCCGCGTGGCGCGCCGAGCAGAACGATCTCGATCATGCGCGCATACCGCGCTTGTCGATCTGATGTCTCACTTCGTCGGCTCGCTCGTAATACCACTCGCCGGGGCTTCCGCCGTGCTCGCCAAACCCGTTGGCGATCTTGGCCTCGACTTCTGCCATCTCGGCGATAAGCTCGTCATCGGTAAGCTCGGAAGCCCATTTTTTGTTTCGCGCTGACAGGCTCATGCGATCTGTTGCTCCGGATGCAGTTCTGCCAGCATCTTGGAACAGCGCTCCTTCAAGAGCAGCCAATCAGTCATCTCGCGCAGGACGTCGAACTCGTCGGCGAGATCGGCGAGTTCGGCCTGGTCGTTGTTGGCCTGGCCGGTTTTGGTGAAATGCATGAGCCGCCAGAAGTGGCGTGCCTCGTTCCGGACGTTGCTCCGCGTCATTTGTTGTCTCCCCCTAGCGTTAAGTATTTTGCGAGACTGATCGGTTGGCCGCTGTCGAGTTCGACGCAGCCAACAAGCACGGGCAGCCACTCGGATGAAACCGATCCGCGGCTGAACCATTTTCTTATAGTGTCGGTTGGCGGGGCAGGAAGGCCATACGCGTTTAGCCTACCGGCGACGCCGTGGGCATCGCCGAAATTATCCCGTAGAAACAGCGCCACGTCAAACAATTTTCCAAACCCCCGTCGTGTTCTGTTATATTACATGCTCCGCAAGTAGGTCGGTGTCAACCATCAAAATTGACAGTTTGTCTTTTAACCTACATTTTCCGGACAAAATCGCTTTTTGTCATTTTTCCGTATTGACACTGTATGAGATTTCACCATACAAAGTTCATACATTGCAAACTACGAAACATGGGGATCGAAATGCGAAAGTATGGTAGAGAGCGTGGCCAGGGCGATCAGACGATGCCGCCTGGCGAATTGGATGGGGATGCAATGCCGTTTGCGCCTAAGCAGTTGAGCAAACAGGAATTCGGTCGTCGGGTGTACCAGCTGATGATCGCCAAGGGCTGGCGCCAGAGCGACCTGGCACGGCAATCCGGCATCCCCAAGGACAGCATCTCGACCTACATCCGCGGCAAGGTTCTGCCGACGCCGGTCAGCGTGTCGAAGTTGGCGGAAGCGTTGGGCGTTTCGCCTGAAAAGCTGATGCCTGATCACATAGAGAGCCCGGCCAACGTCGAAAACCCGGAACTCGAGATCCGCGCCAACCCCGGAATGAATGGCACGGCCTGGCTCCGCGTTAACATGCTGGTAAGCATGAAGACAGCCGCGCAGATCATGGACCTTCTGGAGAACGAGAATGTTGCTCACGCAGGAAGAAGTGGCGCAGCGGCTCCGATGCTCGCCGACGACGGTAAAGAGACTTCGGAGTGAGGGAAAGCTGGCCTACCTGCCGGGTAGGCCGGTCAAGATCGACGAGCGCGAGCTCGACCGCTATATTGAGGAAACGACATGCCGACGCCCGTCCTTACAAAAACCAAGTCCGGACACTACGAGGCCCGCTGGTCAGACAGCCGTAGAAGCCGCCGCAAGAGCATGGGCACTAAAGACCGTGCTCTTGCAGAAGCAGCGTTTGCGCAATGGCTCCTCTTAGGCGGCCACCGCATTCATTCTATGCAAGAGGAGGCGATCGCAGAAGGCAAAGACGCAGGCCTCACTTGTGACGAGTTGTGGGCGACCTACGATGCACTTCACATACAGAAGAACGTCGTCGGCAAATATACGCAGAACAACAATTGGGCCAATCTCCGCCCGGTGTTCGGCCACCTCAAGCCAAGCGAAATTTCTCAGCGCGTTGTTGATGGTTATGTCCAGAAGCGTCAGGCAGGGTTGGTCGGCAAACAGCCGACAAAAGACGGAGAGCCCCTGCTGCCCGCCAAGGACGCGACGATCCGACGCGAGCTCGGCGCTTTGCGCGCCTGCCTGAACTGGTGCGCCAAGGACGAGCGCCGCCTGATCGCCAAGACCGACGTGCCGACCTACACCCTGCCCGAAGAGGGCGAGCCAAAGGACCGCTGGCTTCGGTCGAGCGAGATCGACGCCATGCTGTCGGCGGCGCGCGAGATGCGCGAAGCGCGCAAGGACGAG